GGTAAAAAGTACGCAGAAAAATACTTAGCAGATTGCCAGACACAATACCAATACACAAAGAAGATGTACAGCTTGTTTAAAGAAATACACAAAGGCAAAGCAAAGCAGAGATACATTGAATGTTACAACCTTTTAAAACTAAGAACACAATGACAATAACTAATGAAGACAATATAAAGCTAATGTCAAGGTATGAAGACAACTACTTTGACTTAGCTATTGCAGACCCTCCTTATGGAGGTAATGATGCAATCGGTTTAAAAAACAATACAAGTAAAAATAAACAAGCAACAAAAAGAACTAATTATAATGTTTTTGAAAATGTAGCACCTACAATTGAATATTTTGAAGAATTAAAAAGAGTTTCTAAAAATCAAATTATTTGGGGTGTGAATTTTTATAATAACTTTGATTTAAGCGGAGGGAGATTATGTTGGGACAAAAAAGGAACTGCATTTGGCAGGGCTGAACTGGCTTATTTATCTATGACTAAAAGCGTAAATGTTTGTGAAATAACTTGGAATGGTATGTTACAACACGATATGAAAAACAAAGAACAAAGAATACACCCAACGCAAAAGCCAGTTAAACTATACGAGTGGCTACTAATGAACTATGCTAAAGAAGGAGACAAGATACTTGATACTCACTTGGGTAGTGGTTCAATAGCAATAGCTTGCCACAACTTAGGATTTGATTTAACCGCTTGTGAATTGGATAAAGACTATTTTGATGCAGCAATGAAAAGACTGAAACAACACCAAGCGCAATTAACAATGTTTTAATGGAAGAATGGAACGAAAAAGAACTGTACTACTTTTTTGCAGTTGAAGCTGTAATAACAGACGACCCTTCATTAGAAACATTAGAATCACATCTAAAAGCCTATGAGCAAAAAGAAGAATACTTAGCTTGTGCTGGTATTAAATTAGGAATAGAGTTCGCAAGGTTTAATAAATTATTTAACTTATATAGATACTTAGAAAATGAAAGACCAAATTATTAGGTTCATAAATACAGAACTAAACATAGACATAAGAAAAAAGAAAAAGACAAACGAATACGTCTTTGCAAGAATAATCTATTACAAGTTAGCAACAGAACTTACAAACTACTCATTGTCAGAAATAGCTTCAGCGGTAAACAAAGACCATTGCGCTGTCATACACAACCTAAAGAACTTTGAAGAAGTAATAAAAAGACCAAACCTAAAAAAGATATACGACACATTTAAAGAATACCCATTAGAAGAAGACAGAACAACATACACACAAGTTGTAAAACTAAACGAACAATTAAGATTAGAGTTAATAGAAACAAAACAAAAATACAACCAACTATTAAAAGACTACACACAAAGAGACATAAGTAAAATTGAAGAACTATTGGAAGGACTAACAGACCAAGAGTTAGAAAATGTTTATGTAAAGATAGAAGCAATAGTAAAGATGACCAAAGCTGTTAGATAAATGACCAGAGACGAAATAGAAAGATGTTATAAATACTATGTAAGACACGGAGGCGATGGGGGCAAATACAACTTGCCCCCCGCTGTGATTAAATCATTAATAAACCAACATATAAATCCTTACTTAGTAACAGAAGAAGGAGACATTACACTTCACGACAGGGCAGGCAGATTTATAAAGCGTATTAACAATGGTTTGAAATAAATGTTTTTAGATTAGTAAACTAATTTAAACTGATTATGGATAACAGAAAAAATAATAAAGGCACAATAGGAAACAAAGGAGGTAGACCAAGCAAAGCTGAAGAAGTAGCAATGATTGAGAAACTTTCTCCTATGGCAGATAAAGCATATGAAGCATTGGAAAAAGGAGTTGAAAGGGGAGACTTTAAATTTGTTCAGTTGTATTTTAATTACTATGCAGGCAAGCCAAAAGAAACCAAAGACATTACTTTAAACAATGAGCAGCCTATATTCACGTTAGGCGACATCTAAGCCAACTTATGAGTGAATTTGTATTAACTACTGCAATTAAAAAGATGAGCCGTCTAAAGGCTCGTAAAAGAGTTGTACAGGGTGGAACGTCAGCTGGTAAAACATTTGGCATTCTGCCCTTGCTTATTGATAAAGCAATTAAAGAACCTAACTTAGAGATTAGTGTAGTTTCAGAATCAATACCACATTTAAGAAGGGGTGCATTAAAAGACTTCTTAAAGATTATGATTATGCTGAATAGGTACAGGGATAATCAGTTTAACAAGTCCACTTTAAAGTACACATTTGGTAATGGTAGTTACATTGAATTTTTTAGTGTAGACCAACCAGACAAATTAAGAGGGGCAAGAAGAAACATATTATATGTAAACGAAGCAAACAATATTCCCTTTGATGCTTACAACCAATTAGCAATAAGAACAAGCGGTGACATATGGATTGACTACAACCCAACCAATGAGTTCTGGGCGCATAAGCAAGTGCTAACAGATGAAGATGCAGAACTTGAAGTGCTAACCTATAAAGACAATGAAGCGTTACCAGAAAGCATTATAAAGGAAATTGAAAAGGCTAAAGACAAAGCCAAGACTTCAACATATTGGGAAAATTGGTGGAAGGTATATGGACTTGGACAGGTAGGTAGTTTAGAAGGTGTCTGCATTACCGATTGGAAGGAAATACAATTACCAACAGAAGCAAGGTTGTTATGCTATGGAATGGATTGGGGTTACAGTAATGACCCAACAAGTTTAGTTGCATTATATAAATGGAACAACGCTTACATATTTGATGAGGTGCTATATAAAAAAGGATTGCTTAATAGTGAAATAAGCAACACACTAAAGAGCCACGATATTAAAGAACTTATTTATGCGGATAGTGCTGAACCAAAATCAATAGCTGAATTACAATCTTATGGTCACCAGATATTACCTGTGTCAAAAGGTAGGGATTCTATTGTGTATGGAATAAACCTAATCAACCAAAACGAAGTCTATATTACAAGCAGAAGTAAGAACCTTATAAACGAACTAAGGAATTACATTTGGCTAACAGACAAAGAAGGTAACAAGATGAACAAACCTATTGACGCATATAACCACGCAATAGATGCAATGCGTTACGCACTTACTTCACAATTAGAAGACCCAAACAAGGGTGAATACCATATTTGGTAAAATGTTAATTTTTTGTTAAAATGTATATTGTATTATTTTTTTATATACATTTACAAAGTAATACTAAAACAAAACATTATGAAAGATTACAAATACACATTAATCATAGCATTTTTACTATGCTTTATAGCGGTAAACTTTTTTGAAAGTGGAAACGAAACAATGGGTTTTCTTATGATACCTACAACAATGGGAACAATATTATTTGGTTACATATCTAATATCTTAGAAGATGAACAAGATTAAATACTGTTGGGATAATGATATAAAAATATATCCTGTTCCTGTTCCAAGAAGCAACGGACACAAAAGACCTAATTGCAAAATAGAAATAGACTATCAAGGAAACAAAAGACAAGGCGAACAAATCTACAAGCAAGACAGTAAGTTGTACGCTAAAATCACAGAATTATATAATGCATATTATGACAAGTTAAGTTAGTTAATTGATGTTTGTTTATGTTCAAAGGGGTTACTTTATACAAGTGACCCTTTTTTTTGTTTTTAAGTTAAGTAAGCATTTATGAAAATAGAAGTAAACATACCAGAGAATTTAAACGACATTACACTTGGGCAATACCAAGAGTTCTTGAAGATAGAAGAACCCACAGAAGAAGACATTTTAAAGGTGTTTCTTGGTTTAGATTTAAAGGGGTTAGGTAAAATTAAAGCAGCTGACGTAGACAAATACGCTAATCATATTACAAGCCTATTTGAACAAGACCAGAAGCACGTTCTTAAATTTGATTTAAAGGGTGTTCAGTTCGGTTTTATGCCGAACCTTGATGATATAACCTACGGTGAAAATAAAGACGTTACGGCTTACTTAAATGATTGGCAGACTATGCATAAAGCTATGGCGGTTTTATACAGACCAATCAAACAAAAGTTAGGAGCAAGGTATTTAATAGAAGACTATGAAGGTTCACACAAGTATAGTGAAGCAATGAAGCAGATGCCACTTGGAATAGTAATGGGTGCTATGGTTTTTTTTTACAATTTAACCAACGCATTGCTGAAAGCTATCCCGAGTTATTTGGAGAAACAGACGGAGAAAGAACAGACGACAGGAGTAATTTCGGCAGAAAATGGGGAAGCTATCAAGAAATATATACACTTGCTCAAGGAGACGTCAGAAGATTTAATGAGATTACAAACCTATCACTTCACAGATGTTTAATGTATTTAGCATTTGAAAAAGAAAAAGCAGAGTTTGAAAGCAGAATGATAAAAAACAAATTTAAGTAATGCAGGGATTTTACAACATAACAACAAAGATTAAAGAAACATTAGCTTTAGATGACTTTGTTAATACGGTTACCTATGGTGACATATTTGAGATAGACCTAAACAAACAAGACATATTTCCTTTGTCACATTTTATTGTAAATAGCGCTACTTTAAATGGTAGCGTTTGGCAGTTCAGTATGAGCCTACTTTGTATGGACATAGTAGACGAAAGCAAAGAAGATGTTACAGACAAGTTCTTAGGTAACGACAACGAACAAGACGTTTTAAATACACAGATGGCGGTTATTAATAGACTGCTTGAATTATTAAGACGTGGTGATTTATATTCAGACCTTTACCAATTAGAAGGAACACCAACAATAGAACCATTTGTAGATAGGTTTGACAATAAATTAGCTGGGTGGACATTAACATTTGATGTGTTAATACCTAACGGAATGACAATATGCTAAACAACGTAAAAGATAGTTTAAACAGGTTTGCTAAATATGTGGTTCAACAATCACGAAGCAACCTTACTAAAGGCAAAAAGAACGTATCTAAGAGCCTTTACAATTCTATTGATTATGATTTAACTGTAAGTCCTAATAGCTTTTCACTTAGCTTTATAATGGATGAATATGGAATGTATCAAGACAAAGGGGTGAGTGGAACTGAAAAGAAATACAACACACCTTTTAAATACACAAACAAAATGCCACCAATCAAACCATTAGCAGATTGGGCAAAGTTTAAAAACATAAGATTAAGAGACGAAAAAGGGAAGTTCGCAAAAGGCAATTACAAGACCATAGGGTTTTTAATATCAAGGTCAATATACAGAAAGGGAATTAAGCCTTCTTTGTTTTTTACAAAACCATT